TCTAATATACATCCAGTCAACCTAGATGCAGAACTAGTAGGCAAAAACTCTATTAGATCAAATCTAACTTTTTCCCAATGTTGAATTGATTCCAATTGAACAGCAACTAATGATGCTAAAAATTCAAATGAATTTCCAGTAGAAAATGTTATAGTCAAATAAGATAACACAGTAGCAAGCGTACCATCATAATATCCCAAACGAACCACATCACCTGCAATTAATCCAAGTGATTCTCCCGTTTGAGTAAAGTCCGCAATATATACTTGTAAAGCATTAAATACATATTTAATTAATGCTCTACCAATATGCAAAGACATAGCACGACATGGTAAAGAAGTGTGACCAATGGCAACTGCTTCAAATTTAGGATCTGTCGTACTTTTCGTTACCATGCGTACTTCTTGTATCATCTCACAACCCTTCGCCATTAACATTAACCTCTGATTCTTATGAGATGTTTTCTTGAACGACTTCTTTTTCAACTTACCACCTAACTTTCCCATTATTGACCGCCCAGTTTTTGATTTTGATTTCTTTCTAGATTTTTCTCCAGTAATAGCAGCAGTAGCAGCACCAGCTAACTTACCAGCTGTGGAAGATCCAGTTGCTGAAGCCACAATATCCTCAACAGCTCCAGCAACCCTTAATCTCTTTCCACTTTTAGGTGTACTATAAGGATTATCCCATCTCATAGTTCTTTTAACCATTTTTATTATTTATATAACGCGTATGTCCCATCTATCAGCACTTAACTTGCTTTGATCAGGCATAAAATTTGCAAACACAACCACGTGAGGAATATTGAATATTACTCGACGTACTTGATATTTTGTTGACAAAAAATATCCGTTTTTAAAATTTTCCATTACATCGTACGCTACAATGTCTTCTTTTTGTCTAGCAAGATCAAAGAAGACGACAGGCTCGTAGAAATAGGCGTAATAGATGTCAGCGGCTTTTCCTCCATTAATGATATAGGCATTTCCTTTGAAATTTCTTGCAAAGAAACTTTTGCCACGATTACCATTAATATCACAATACCAAATAACTTTCCTATTGTCGGGCGTACCGCTGAGTTCATCATTTAATTCTACCTGCCAATCACGTGGAATAAATTCTTCACGTGTTACAGATTCTTCTAGAAAAAGCTTATAGTATTCATCACAGAATTTTGGAAACCGCGCATAAACTTCCGAGCATTCTTCCATTAACTCGTTCCTTGTTTTACCTGAACGCACCATTTCTTTATAGTCATTCAAATCTTGACGACGTCCTAATAAATTAATTTATTGAGCGAGTATAACTCGCATATTATGAACATCTACCAAATCGAACATACCAACAGTTACTAAAGTACCGAATTCCTGGTAATCGTGTTCCTTCATGCAATATCGAGAAGCTTCTCGTGCTGTACCACGTGAGACTTCAACATGGGCTTTGGCGCCCAAAAATCTCTTAACCTGGGCCATACGTTGTCTCTTGGAGAACTGTATGTACCCTTGAATGTGAGGGGTTCCACTTTCCGAAGTTTCCTTCCCAATAATAAAATACTGTATGCTACTTCCAATAAATTCATCAAGAGATGCAATTCTTTCCAGACCGTCCACAGTATAATTATTAATCGTGAAACACCAATTTTTAGCATTCGGATTATTTGACATTTGTATTTATATGTTTCCGCCCTCCTTTTATATTCGATCGGAAATTAGGAAAATAGGAGTAGCTTTTGATTTAGAACTTTCCAGACATTTTCGAGGTTCTCACATGAAACTGTCCCAAGTCCCAAGGTGGGGGTAATACTATACCCCACCTTTTTTGACGTTGGATCAAAAGCTTAAATCTCACTTTTCGCGAAATTATTGGGATATACAATCGGGTCTTTTGATTGGGCGGAGCTCAGGCACGATTTTGCCTTGCTGCGGCTAAAGACCTCGCGGGGCAAAATAATTTATTAAATAGATTCATATTCAACATAACTTTGTTGAAATGTAACAGGAATAGTATATCTTACATTCTTGCCAGTTAATGCTAAACCACATTCAAACTGACACTCACTAGCAACAGCAACAGATGAAACTTCTTGTCCAATTGTTTTTTCTAAGTGCATAACTCTAGTATGTCCAGCTCTTTCATTATAACCAAATTGAGAATTTAGTCTTCCAGAATATATCAATGTACAGAATTTATCAAATCCTGCAGATATTTTATGATATAACTGTGAAGTTTTAATTTCACCAGGTTCAATATTAATCTTTGTCGCAGAAACACAATTAAATATATCAGAAGGTTTAGGGCACTCAGCAACTTTGAAAAAAGCAGACTGAGCAGCTATAGGATTATATCTCTCTAATCCAGATGCAGTTACAGTAGTTGTTTGTTGAGAATAATTTTCAAACAACATTAATTCATTAGCCCTTAAGTTAGTGGTATCACCAACTCCAGGCAACAATCTTCTGTTACTCTTATTCAAAAAGTTATTCCCTTTACAGTGATAAACTTTTCCGCTAACAGGACATTGATTAACATCGCCTTGTTCATTATCAGCAGCAACAGTAACAGTACGATTCTGTACTTTAAGCGCACTCTTAGTATATCCACTAAATCGGCTATGAACTAAGTCTAATATACATCCAGTCAACCTAGATGCAGAACTAGTAGGCAAAAACTCTATTAGATCAAATCTAACTTTTTCCCAATGTTGAATTGATTCCAATTGAACAGCAACTAATGATGCTAAAAATTCAA